ATTTGCAAAAGATTTCCACGATAGCTCGCTATTTAACTGAGTAACCGCTTTCTCCGCCGCCACCAACCTTTTATCCAGCGCCGCGCCCTGCGTTCCCGCCAGAACGGTGGAGGCATCCGTTGCCAGAAGGTTATTTACAATCTTATTTTTATTGATAAGCTCATTCACAACCTTATTGGCAATCGCATCAATCAGCGCCTGCGCGGTACTCTCCCCTAAGGCACTCACTACCAAACCGTATGTATCGGTAATCTTGACTTTCGCAGCCGTTCCGTCAAAATCGCCCAAACCCTGAGCAATCTTTTTTGCTTCCGCTGCCGATGCTGCCGCTTGTGTCTTTGAATTATCCGCTGCCGCTGCGCTACTTGCCGCCGCTTTCTTCGAGGTATCCGCTGCTGTTGCACTTCCGGCCGCCTCACTCGCTTTGCTTGTGGCAGTTTCGATCGCGGACTGGATATCATCAACCGCTTTCTGTGCATTCTGCGATGCGCTGGAAGCATCCTCGGACGCCTGATTAACATTCTGCACCGTATCGTTCACAGTTCCTTGTATCTTCTCAAATGCCGCTACATTTGCCGCCCTGACATCCTTGCCGTAAGCCGCATCTTTCCAGGCTTTAATCTCTCCGCTTAAATCAATGTTATCAACCGCCATCTTTAGCCCTCCAATCCATCAACCAGCTCCTGTGCGTAGGATGTTACCGCAGCCACACTCTTAAGAACTGCCTTATCCACGATGATGCGATCCAAACGGATATTGTCCTTTACAATCACGCCATCATCATTGATCTCGCTGTAAACGATGCTTGCTCTTGTCCCAACTGCCGTATCAAAAATTGTAATTGCTGTTACTTTTTTCATTTCGTCAATCCCTCCATGTATTCCTGATAGTATCTTGCGCCGTCTTTGCCATATGTCTCTTTTTCTTTCTTTTCTCTCCGGTGAAACGCGTCCATTCGCTCCTGCTCAAGCCCTGCCTGCTTTGCTTTAATCTCCCAACCAAAGGACGCTCCGGCCGGACCTTTAACCACAAAATAACCAGAAGCCCTTTCTGTGACATAAAACGGAGCATCTGAGTAACCTTGAACAAATACCTGGTATTCCCCGAAGATGGTTTGCACAAACACCGGATCGATCCAGATGTAACACAAACCATCAGCTCCAATCTGCCCGCTTCCAATATCGCCAAACATTGGTGATGCTGTTTCATAGGCAGATAGACTAATTTTCCCGTAATTGGGAGTTTGTATTGTTCTGTGCTTCTTTCCGGTAACATTCAAATCACCTTCGACAGTCGCATCACCCGCAACATACATCTCATCTGGGTTGAGTTGAGCTGTCACAGATCCGTTTTCGTAAAATCCGATTCCAAAATGATATAACTCACAATAATTGCCATCTAAATTATCATCCATCCCATCGAACACCCTAAGATCGTCCGGAGTCATATGCATACATGTATACTTATCGGAAATTTTTACAGCCGACCACAAACCCTCATCGCCATTGCCAGAATCTCCTACATAATGAGATATATCGAAACTCACTGACACACCATCACCTGTAAGCAAAAAACTCTCGTTATCAAGTGAACAAATTGCATTTCCTGCAGTATCATACGCTTTCAATACACCGTTCGAATTGCCGACGCCGCCAAGCATCAGCGTCCCGCCCTTAATCCGGTCTGCGTACATTGTTCCAGATGTAATAAAATCCGCAATCAGATTTCCGTCGATGGTCCAGGCATTCCGATACACTCCATTGTATCCGCTGGTGGAAAATCCGATACCGTTCTTATTGAGCCGAATTACATTCTTGGCGTTGGCTTTTGTCGGCGCGTCCAGGATCAGTATTTCCTCCGGATGACCATTTTCAGACCGCCCGATCACTACATATCCGCCGAGTCCGCCGCTGATGAGCTGCGTTGCATTATTAATCTTCTGGTCGATGCCCTTTGTCGCCGCCTGTCCCACCTGCTCCACTTTCGCAGATAATTCCTTTTGGGATTTCGCCATGCTGCCAGATAACGTAGCAATCGTGCCGCCCAGAGAAACTGTGTCTTTTCCTGGCTCCTGCAGGTTTCGCGTACGTTCTTCCAGGATATACATAACATCCACACCGTGAGGACGGGATATAACCTTTGTCCAGTACCCAGTTTCCAAACGCTTGATATCGACATTCACGTTCGCCAGATCCACCGCCGTCAGCTTTAAAACATCACTCAAATAGATGGACTGCTCCAGATACGCCCGCGCCTTTTTGATGAGGTTTTCCGGCAGTGTGACATCCTCCCATTTGTGCTGACGGAAGATCCAGCCGTACCGCTGCACCGCATCCTCATCGTAAATAAAATCTTTGCCGCCATTCACGGATGTAATATCGACTGTTTTGGTGGTACTCTCTCCGCTGGAGGAGGTATCTTCCAGGTCTGCGCCGGTCGGAATCAGTGCGGTAAAAAGCTCCGTGGCATCCTGTGTCTTGCTGTAATCTGCCAGATTGACGCCGTACCGGATAACCTGATCGTTTGTCCCGCCGCCATCCGTCAGATAGTCCAGATAGCGCTTTCCAGCTTCGCACCGGGTCCGGAGATATCCGCCGTGGGTCTTTACCAGCTTATCCCGCAGGCAGTCCAGAGAACACGCATAATCAGAGTTGCTACGGTTAATGTAGTTGTTACTATCTACCACATTGACGCGCCCCAGAAGATACTGTTTACGTACCTCTACCTGTTCATTGTGAACCTTCAACACCTGAGTCATAAACTCCACAATACTGCCCTGGAACTCAAATGGCCGGATGATGCTATCGCATAGGTATGCGAGATCCGATTCGCAAGTGATTTGATGTGTCCGGTTAAACTCTTCTTCGGTCGTCATGCTCCGCCCTCGGAAGATCTCCATTCCGTCCTCATAAACAAATAATTCGGAAGACAGTGGCAGAATCTTGTCATAATACGGATGCTTCGGCGTAATCTTAAATTTAAGATACCCTGGAGAGTTGCCGGCATATTCTTTCAGCGTTGGATTCTCCAGCCGGAGAACCTGGTTCAAAAGCGGATATTCCTTTCCCTCCGTAACCACTGTAACTTTATACATCTACAGCACACCTCCTCTGAAATCAATCGACACGGTGCCGGTGCCAGTAAATTTCATAACGTTTGTTCCGGATCCCAGGATGATGTCATAGTTTTTATTGACTCCTTCTGTCAGCTCAAACGTCTTACCGCCTACCTCTACCGTCATGGCCGCACTGCAGGTAATCTCCGGAACTATCGGCATATCAGATCCGGTCACATCAACCGACAGGGAACCGGATATTGATATGCCGCTATATCCTCTGACTATGCCGTTCTCGAATGAAAACGGATCCCACAGCCAATTTTCCGCCGCTGTGTACCGTTCCATTTTAAATGGCTGCACATCGCCAGTAATCACAAAATCCGCCAGCACATCATTGCTTTTTGTCGTCTGCAATGAAAAACGCCCCTCATAGTAATAGTTCGGATCGTCTGGCAGAACGCACTTGATAACCTTTCCGTGCAACGTCTTGGCGATTTTACTGCTTAAATCATGCCATTCCGTGTAATCGTCAAACAGGGAAAAATTCAAGGTCAGCGTTCGGTTTTTATAACAAATCTGACCGTTTACCTCAGACAGATCCAGGAGCCCGTTCGCTCCTGGAATATCTAACAGATCCGTCTTAGCTTCGGGGAAGGAAATATTTATCGATTCCAATTTCAGCCCCCAGTCTGTAAAGGTTTTTATATCTGCCATCTGCACATCTGGATAAATCATCGTTCACTCTCCTTCCGCGCTCGTTCAATCTCGGTATCCACTGTAGGCGCTACAAGTGTGCCTACTTTTTCTCCATCCATTGTCACATCTCCGGTTATGCTGCCTTTTTCGAGGACAACCACTGTGCTTCCTTGTCCGCCGCCCGGCGTTGGTGCCGGCGGTACCTGATTCCCTGCTACCACAGTTCCGGATCTCTGTAATGCAATTCCCTGCATACTCTCCACCGCCCTTTGAGCAGAGCCAGCCGACGTTTTTTCCAGATTCGGTGTTTCTGCCACGATACCTCTCTCAAATCCGGCGATCATGTTCTTACCGATAACATCCCGCATCAGCTTCGATGGGGAATGAATACCAAGGAAATCCTTTGCCGCGTCAAACGCTTTCTTCGCTGCATTCTTCGCCGCCTCTGCCAGCTTTCCAACCGAACCCGTGATTCCGGCTGTAATGCCTGTGATGATATTCTTTCCGATATTGCCCCACGACTGCCCTGTGAATCCCTTGACGATGCTCTGGGCGCCATTTTTCGCAAGACCTAAGAGTTTGGATGGCAGCGATGTGAGGGCACTCACAATGCCACTCAGGATGCTGGTAGCCGCTCCTTTAATCGCTCCGAGCATCCCTTTTAGGCCACTTGAAATTCCTTCACCTGCCTTTTTGGCAATTTCAAGAAGCTTTTGCGGTAAGCTCTGTATTGCTCCAACAATTGCTTTGAGTATCTCTGCAGCAGCTGAGGCAATCGCACCTACCATTGATATAATGCCATTTCTCAGCAGCGTAATAATATATATTCCAGAATTAACCCAGTTAAATGCCTGCAAGGTACTTACGATCGCCTGGATAATTTGCGGCAAGGCTGCAATAATATCCGGAATTGCCTGAATCAGTCCTTTTCCAAGAACCACTATCAACTGTACACCGGCCATTAACAGCTTTGGTGCGTTGTCATTGATGATTCCGGCAATGTTTATGATGATCTGCGGAACATACTGAAGCATCGCGGGCAGCCCGTCCATCAGACCCTGTGCCAGCTTTAATATCAAATCAATGCCGCCATCAACCAGTTTTCCGGCGTTGGAACGTAAGTTTTCGGTAAAGCCCTCTACCAGCGGAAGCCCCTGTTCGATAATCGACGGAAGATTCTCGGCAAACGCATTTGCCATCTGTCCAGCGGCTTCGATCATTCCCACGACGCCGCCTTCCTCAAACCCCTGCGTTAAGTTTGAGACTACATCGATTCCCAGCTTTGTGAAGTTCGTCAGCGGTTCCTTAACTGATTCATACAACTCCAAGGCGAGTGCTTGTGCCGCGGATCCCAGAATTGTCAGCTGCCCTTCCAGGTTATTCTGCATGGTTTCTGCCATTGCTGCCGCTGCACCATCGCAGTTTTCGATCGAACCTGCCAGTTTTTCATAGTCTGCATCCGACGCATTGATGATCGCCAGCATTCCGGACATAGCCTCTTTTCCGAACAGGGTTGCAGCTGCCTCCTCCTGCATCGCCGCCGTCATGCCATCCAACGATTCTTTACCGAGGGAAGATGCAAGCTGATATAGCTCTTCCTCCGAGAGCTGTCTTTCTTTCGTCAGCTTGATTCCAAGTTTCTGCTTTGCCTGAGCCTTAATCTCTTCTTTGGTCATATCCTTGATAAGCTCAACGCCTTCAAGGTATGCGATTTGTGCATTCCGCTGCTCTCCACTTAACCCTGACAGGCTGTCTGCCAGCCCCTCCGCTGTAAGTTTCTGCTCCGCCATCGCATAGTTCTGAGCACGCTCAGCGTCCGTGGTAATCGCAAACTTGTCTCGCAGATCCCCGATCAACTCACCAAACGGCTTTATACTTCCATCGGCATTTTGGATCGATATGCCAAGCCGCTCCATGACGCCCCGCATATCATCCGTTGGCTTTACCATGTTTACCAGCGCCGCTTTCAGTGAGGTGCCCGCCTGGCTGGCTTTGATACCGGAGTTCGCCATCAATCCGACCGCCAGCGCCACATCCTCCGCCGAATATCCCATCGCACCAGCGACCGGAGCCACGTATTTAAACGTCTCACCCATCATGCTGACGTTGGTGTTTGCGTTGGAGGATGCCTGTGCCAGTATATCCGCAAAATGAGTAGAATCCTGTGCCGACAAGCCGAACGCGGTAAGTGCGTCTGTGACAATATCAGAAGTCGTAGCCAGATCTTCGCCGGATGCCGCGGCAAGGTTCATGATACCCTCAATGCCGTTCAGCATATCGCTGGTTTTCCAGCCTGCCATTGCCATGTACTGCATCGCCTCGGCGGATTCGGTGGCGCTGAACTTCGTCTTTGCGCCCATTTCTTTCGCTTTATCTGTCAGGGCTGCCAGGTCCTCGCCGGTCGCACCGGAGATTGCCTCTACTTTCGACATCCCCGACTCAAAGCTCATGCCGATATCAAGGACAGCCCCGGCGGCATTCTTGGCCTGTGATACAACGCCGGTCAGCATATTTCCGGCAAAAACAGACAGCGCATTCTTTCCAATCTCACTAAACTTTGAGAATCCTGACTGCGCTGTTCCATTAATCTCGTCTAAGCCTTTTTTGACTCCGCTACTATCCAGTTCCGTGCCAATCTTTACAGTTCCATCATAGCCCATTCATTTCACCTCGCCTCTCGGACAAGAGAAAATCATCGGCTCATAATGGCTCTACTTGATTTGCTCTCCATTCTTTATCTTAATTTCAAATTCTTTTCCACAATTCCGCCCTTTACACGGTACGGTTATCCCATGACAATCTGATTTTTCAGAAAAAAAAATAAGCATGGAATAACCGCAGTAAGGGCACTTTACCCGTTTTGGCATTCTTCCATCCTTCTTTTCACATACGCCCGCATATCTGCGTTACGCTTTGCCAGTCTCAACCGACTATCCATCGTTGCCTGCGGCTCTTCCAGGGAATAAAGTGTCCGCATCTGCTTGATATACGCTTTTTGCTCTTTTCCCATTCCTTTGGTATCACAGGTCCGCCAGTACATGACCTTCGCCATCCGGGTGTTTTCATCCAACGCCTCGAACATCGCCAGGAACTCCCACCAATGCAGGGAGTCGTTCGGCGTCTGCCTGAGATTGATGCTGTACTGCTGCCGGAATGCCGCGTAGATAAGCGGGGCATCCTTCAAAAAACAGTATCCCCGCCGCGCTGTTCGTTTTTTTGCTCCGCTGCCCTTCCGGACAGACTCCCCGCCGCGGTGGAACCAGAGCATATAATCAACTGCCGCATCCAGATCCGGCGGGATATTGCGGGCATAGAACAGATTCAGCGCATTGAGCATCTTCTGTTCGTCGCTGATGTCCTGCCGGAACATTTCAATCTCCGCTGCCATCATGGTGCGGTAGCCAAAAGAAATGTCATAAACTATCCCACCAATGCGTGCCGTACCGGGAAGTTTGTCAAACGTTACTGACCATTTCATTTGATCTCATCCATTGAAAATCCGAGCAGCGTTTCTTTCTGTTTTTTGATTCCTAAAAGCATATCAATGTAAGCGCCTTTCGCCTCTTCCAGATCATCACAGTCTTCCAGAACATCCTCGCCTGTTGATTCTTTAACAAAAGTACGAAACATTTCAATCTCTGCTGCAATAATCTCGCTGAGTGTCCCCTTTTTATTGACTTCCTTTTCCGTCTTGCTCATCTTGTCAAGAGCTGCGGCATCCTTTAAACGCCCGATTTTAAAATCAACTTCTCTTCCTCTGATCTGCATGTTTATCCTCCTATTCCGCTGAATATGTATACTCCGCCGGTTCTGCCCCAATCTTCTGCAGGTTGATATCGATAGACGATGATTCTCCCGCATTGCCGCCGCCCTCTGAATTGACGATTACGGACACTTGACCTTTCTCACCTTTACCATTGAGCATACAGAAGTACACATAATTCGTTACCGCTGCGTTACCTTTCGCATATTTCATCGCATGGGACAGCATGAAATCCTGCGCCGGATCGCCGATATAACGATCACCGGATACCGCAAAGGATCTTGCTGTTCCAGTCTTCTGGGTCGATTTTCCGGCACGGATATAGGTTTTTTCTGACGTTACCGGGTTAAGATTCGCATCCAGTCCCTCGACGCCCATCTGGACAACCTCATAATTTTTTACTTCTGTAGCTGCTTCTGCCGACGGCCTGGTATCAATCGCCAGTACCCAGTCATCTGCCGTTACCCAGCCTTCATAAGATGCGTTTGGTGTAACGCCTGCCATTAATTCACTGATTTTCATCGCTTGTCTCCTTTCTCAAAATAGACAATCCGGCACTGTACCATGTACCGCGCCATTCCTTCCTTTACATTGACGCCCGCCAGATTTGGCATATTCTGGAGCGTCTCCATCTTCTTTATCTGGCAACTATTCGGAAATTCCGGATAGTTCCGCTTTTTATTCTGCTCTTCCAGCCAATCCATGAAAGCCTGGGCGAAATTCATCGCCGTGAGGTTCAGATCGTCCGTATCGGTCGAATACGGCTGCACAATTATAATCGAGAAACCATATTCTTTTTCAGACCCCCAAAGATACTTTTTAAGCAGCTTGTCCGAATAGTTTGTTACCAGCGAAATGCCGCTGTAATCATCCGAATAGTTAAATTCCAGGTACTGACCCGCCAGCTCCTCGGCTTTTGGTTGGAAGAACGCCGTCACTGCATCATGCTTTGTCATGTCACTTACCTCCGAGATAGTTTTCCAGTGCCCGCACCAGATCGCCCTTGCGCGCCCTCATCATAGCCTTGTCCCATTCGGATGTAGCCTGCGGATGGCGGAAATGGCTGTATTTCAGCTTCTTTCCGGTGGAGGACTTGTGTGGTGGGGAATAATATCCCATCACAGCGCCGCCATCCATCAGCGGATAGTTCGGACCGTATGCCACGCCCTTGTATTGGTAATGAGCATATGGCGATTGATACTCAATCACACCAGTGTCTCCCTCTACATGGACACTGACATTCTGGGCAAGTGCCAGGCTGTCAGCCGGAACATACGGATCCATCAGCCGTTTTGCCTCGTTGGCGAGAAACAGAAGACCATCATTGCCCCTTGTTTTCTCTTTGGCAATCTGATCCGATGTTTTATTCCATTTGATTTCGACATCCATCATCAGCCCCCCAGTCTGTAGTGCTTCGCCATCCGATAGGCGGTATTGTCTGAATATGCGCTGACAAGAAACGCATTCGGCTTATTCCGGCGCAGGACTTCCGCCGCCGTGTTAGGGCTTTTTCCAGTGATCTCGTCCGCACATTCGCCTAACACTACTACATCCCCCGGAGACACCGAAAAATCGCTTCCAGCCGCTTCCAGGGGAATACGTACTGTGTAGGTGTTCGTCTGCGATGCTTCAGTATCATTCTGAACCACGGTGATCCCAGACTTCCAAAAACATTGCTCGAACACACTCTTGCTCCACGCCGTTCCAACCTTCCGGAAGACTGTAATTATCTGATTGTAATTCGGGTTCATTCTCACACCCCCCGATAAAGCAGTGGCGTATTTCCCAGATACCGGCAGATGATCTCCCGGCACTTTTTCCGTTTCCCCTCTTCGGTGTAAATCGACCTTGACAGGTCAATCGTGCCGGATTCTCCGTCGTTGGAATACGATGTCAACGGACCGCCAAAATCAGATGTGCTCTGCGAAGCCTTGTCCGCCCGATAGAGCAGTTCTGTCAGCTCACAGGTGCAATCTTTCACACCCTCCGTCAAAAGGCTGATATTCGCCTTGATTCGGTCGAATGTATAGCTGTCTACGATCCGCTCCGCCTGCTTTTCCCAGAACAGGAAATCCGCATCCGGCACCGCAGGGGAACGCCCCTGCAGATAACCAGAAATGTAATAGTCCCGCGTTGCATAAGCCATTGCATCAGCTCCTTACTAGGCCTGCGCTACCAGAGTGATCGCCTTGTTTACGGCAGAAGCGTCAACCGTGAACGTCTCCGTTACCGGAACAAAGCCTTTCTTCGTGATCTTTGCCGCATAGGTGCCTTTTCTCAGGTTAAACTCCGCTTTACCAGCCGAATCCGTCTTAAGGATCGCACCATCTACGTTGATACGGACATCCTCATAGGCCGTCGGGCTGGACTCTTTGCCATCCGTTACCGTAAAGGTTACCTTCTGGGTAACAGCCGGAGTGCCCGGCTCCAGATAAGCAAATGTGCAGCCGGTACGATCCTCATTGAGGCGGGTTGCCGGATTCGGGAGCACCCAGCCCATGCGGAATACTACACGAAGCGCAATCATATCCTGCTGTGCCAGGTTATAAACGATATCCTTCGTATTCGGATCCTGGATAACGCCCTCTGTCAGCAGTTTTACGGTAATATCCTGGCGAATCGCGTAAACAGCCTTGGAGAAATCGCCGACAACCAGCTGTGCGATATCCGGCATGAAGGAACCGTTCTCCGGGAACTGGATCGGTACGCCATCCAGCGCATACTTGCTGGAATCCTGCATATTATGTGTGAAAATCGGCTGCTTGTTTGAATCACGCAGTCCTCTCAGCTTGGACTTGAACGTCATCGGGGCGATTGCTCCGGTTACCGCATAGCCATCATCCTCAACTTTAGAAAATACACCGCCCTCTCCAAGGGTCAGATCGTAGTAGTCCTTGCCGGAAGATGGGGAAACATTGTTCCCAGCCTGACGCGCCAGGGTAATGATATCTGCCTGCCACTCTCTCGGTCTGTTATCGCCAAAGATAATTGCCGCATCGACTCTCTGACCGATTGCCTCATTGACTCTTGGGGTAATCTCGCCCAGAATATCAATCTCGGCATCATCAAATACAGACTCCGGAATCGGCACGATAACCGCCAGCTCTGCCGCAGTCAGGTATACGTTGTCCCACGCCTGCATAGAGGTCTGCTTCATTCCAGTATCTCCATCCACCCAATAAGCCGTCGGAAGAAAATCCAGAACGCGGATACGGGTCTGCTTGGATGTCATGTTTGGAAGCTTGCGCGCCATCCCCATGAATGCGGACTGTTTCGGTGCATCCTGGAAGATGGTAGATACAATCTGCTCACGGATTAAAGCTTCAACTGCTGATCTATCTGTGATATTTACTGCCATATTTTACTCTCCTTTTCCGAACAGGTTTCTCAGTGCTTCGTTCGCCTGTTCTCTCTTTGTCTGTGCATCGTTATTGATGCCTGATGTGCTGCTTACCACTCTCGGAACCGGCGCAGAACTGCCAAACAGGTAATCATTATCCTTTTTAACCGCTGCCAGAGCCGCGTCAATGTCCTGTGTCTGATTCTTCGATGCCTTTAAGCCATCCACATCCAGAAGCGCCATGATCGCGCGCTCGTTCTTGCCGGATGCCTTCCGGATCGCCTCCTTGACCGCCGCATCAAATGCATAATCAGATTTGATTTTCTCGATCTCCGCATCCTTGCCCTTCATCTGCTCGGATAATTCATTGATTTTGGTCTGGAGTCCCGCTGCATCGATCCCCTCCATTGCTTTCAGGGATGCCTGTGCGGTCGCAAGCTGATTCTTATAGCCGTCCCTCTCCGCCGTCAGGGAGTTCACCTGCTTTCCGGCCTCCGCCATGATATAATCAATCTGTTCCTGTGTCAGTCCTTTTTCCTTGAGTGCCTCAGTCTTAAAAATTGCCATGTTGCTTCCTTTCTCGGCTTTTTCCGATGGGTAGCCGTCCATCTTAAAAGTAGGCTTTTACGGCAGCCACGCCAAAAGGGTATAAAAATAACACACATTTCTGCGTGCTGATTACTGATTTTGGGTATAAAAATACCACCTATCTGCTGACGGGTGGTATTTAATCGTCCCTATGGTTCGGACATTGCAAGCATGTTTTTTTATAATCTGGAGTTTCTAACACCTTCTCGGGAATTGTCCATTCTGGTGCCAGCCCTTCCACATTCATGTGGATGTCATAGCATATTCCTTCATCAATTTCCGCATCCATTAACGGACAGCTAAGTTTTTTTATTGCCATATTGTTCTGCCACCTCCCTTATTTTCAGTGTTGGCTCATCAAATTGCTCTTTCTTAAATGCGGTTCTTATATTTCTATTTTTCACATCCACATACGTCGCACCGTTAGGGCTGTAATAATTTATAAACTGACCATTCCATCTTGTAAGAGAAATATCCGCTTCTTGGATAAACTTTTCTGCGTCGGCTCTGGTAACTCCGTGTAGGCGTTCGTCATTGATATGCTCCGTATCGTAAGTAAATCCAGAGACATCCACTTTATCTGGATTCAGTTTCGGAACTCCTCGAATCTTCGCTTCTGCTAGCTCTACCTTTATTCTATCATTTTTCTCCGACTCTTCAAGCCTTTTCTGTTCTGTCTTTGTTGGTGTAAACCGCCCGCGCAGACCATCTTGTGTGATCCGCTGCTTCCGCTCTGGCAGATGCATTGTCTTTGAAAAATCAGCATATTTCTGCAACTGTCCCTGATACTTGGCTTTTTTGAGAATAACATCCTTTTCATCCGCGCCGCCCGTCTGCAACAGCTTCACCTGCTGCCGGGTCGCACGCATATTCCTCTCCATCTTGCGCTGCTCCTGTAACGCCTCATAAGTGGTATAGGACTTGCCGTAATAATCTTTCGGAGTATTTTCTTCATCCAGCATCTCCTGCAGCTGATCGTCGGTATATGTCCGCGTGGACATACCAGGGATAAACGGACTGTAATCATGATAGCAGTTTGCTCCATGCAATCCAGTCACCGTACCGAGTCCGCAAACGCTCTGAAGCTGTTCCATCGTCCAGACCCGTCCCTGCCAAGGTTGATGCGATGGGCGGGCACCCACATGATAAGAAACCTCATAGCTGTTCGTTTTGAGGTCTGCTGCCACCTGTTCGTTTATCTTACCCTGCACCTGCCGAAATCCTGTTAAAACCGCTCTCCTAGCTGCTACGTCCACGCGGCTGTGAACACCGGAATCATAATCAATCCACCGAAGTCCTGAGTTCGTCATGCGGCTCACGGTACGCTTGAGGACAGTCCCATAGTCAAACCCGCCAGACTGTATATCCAGAACAGCATTATCCAGCGTGGAGCGGTAGAACGTCATAAGCGGCGATGCCTGTATGCGTCCATCAGGTCCGCGAATCGCGAAGCCCATTGAACCGGCGATATTCTTATATTCTCCCGAAAGCTGAGACTTGACCGCTTCGGTCAGCCGGATGAGCGGCGTGTTCTCTTCGAACGGCAGCATCTTGACGCCGGATGCTTTGTAGGCTCTGGAGTGCTGATAATACTGCTCATACACTTCATCCGAAAAAATGTGTTCCATTTCCTCGTCACTCTTCTGCAGTGTTTCCTGCACCCAGTCTTTTATTTCTGATTCTGCCTTTCCGAGTTCCTCCAGCCTCCGGATCTGCCAGTCAGACGAAGCAGTCGAAAAGCCTGCGTCTTTGATTCGCCTGGCAACATCCGACATGATACGGATCTCCAATTCCGAAAACAAGTTTCCGGTTTTCAGCGCCAGTTTTTCAAGTTCTCCCTGCGTCACTCAATCACTTCCCCTGTGCTGCTGATTTCACTGATTGCAGCTTTGGCTTCCTCTTCGGTTTCTCCGTACCACTTCATTCGGTACTCATACAGAGCCATCGCACCCATCGCCACATCCGCGCGGTCATTATCTCGTTCGGCTTTCGCATCGACCACAATGGAATCATCCCACTGGAAGGACAGATGATAGGCTCCGGCAGGACATAGAGAATAAATGTCGCACCAGAATGCCATCGCATCCACCAAATCCGTCAGTGCCTTCTGCAGGGCTCTCTGACAGTCTGAAATGAAATCATAGGATCTCTGCTTACTGGCTTTGATTTCCTCCGCCGTCTTATCCGTGTTGTTCGGATCCGACAGAGTACCGTAAGCCAGATTACAGCGGAACTCAATCAGGCGCATCTGCTGATTCCATCCGTTGTAATATGACGAATCACGGATAGCCGGGGAAAAGACATCCAGAAGCGGCTTGTCCTGCGCGCCAGCGGCATATTCGACGCCCCTGTACAGACGTTCCTTGCCGCCCGGATACTCATAGCTGTTTGTATCTGGATTGTATTTAAGCAAGCTCTGAGCGATATGTACCGCCGTTTCCTTGCTGTCATACTCCCAGTTAATCTGTGAATACCGCCGATCTGCATCCTCAATCTGTTTAATTGCCCGTGAATAAACAGAAACGCCCAGCGGACTGCCGGAATCTTTGTTATTTCCAAGCGGCACCGCAAAATACCCAATCGGCAGCTTGCTGACACCAGAAAACTGCATTTCTTCCGCCAGTTCCGACCATCTTGGAACGCTTCCGATCGAAATCTCCGAGCCTAAAGTTCCCTTTGTCCTCGCCACGAAGACCCGGTTCTTAATTGAGAGCGTGTCTCCATCCAGCGAATACAATTCGATTCGGCTATAAATGGCATTGCCCTTCCGGAACTGATCCAAAAAGGCACAGCGCGTCATTTTCTCAGAGTCAAAATCCAGTGGGAAGAACATATCCGCCTGGATGTACTGGATCGCGATACCATTTACGGAAACATACGGTTTGAATACCATGCTGCCTTTCGCAAAGGCATATTCTGTCTGAACCCGGAGCTTTCCAAGAACGTTTTGATACATGCTGTTTAGAAAATCCGCTCTCGGACTGCCATCAACCTTGCTCTGTAATTCCAGGGTCGTAAGTCTGGCAATCTCTCCCGCCACCGTTGCCGGGATATTCGCGTTATCTATCTCATGGAGCCACGGCGATTTTTCTTCATACATCCGGGACCACAATTCAATTAAGGCACTGCTCCGCCCGGACATGGCAAAATCAATCTGCTCATTTCCAAGGACTTTCCGCAATGCCTCATACATTTTCGTATAATCCATTTTTCATCACCCATATTTAATGAGCTGGCTGATTCGCCGCTCTAGTGTGTACTCAAAACTATCCAGAGAGTCGATATCACTGGTTCCATCATCCAGCCGAACATTCTTCGTCAGTTCTTTTGGATCCCACACAGCTGTGCATAGTGCATTGACCAAGCTCTCGCATTCTCCCTCAACATACTGAAAACGCCCCTGCGCCATCAATATCAGCACCGCGTTGATTCGGTCATTGATGGGAGCTTTCAGCGCATTCTCGACCCGAATCCAACCGAGTCCGTTGTGCCGGAGACTGCTCCGGATGCCTGCAATCAGCGTCTGCTCTGCGCTATCTGCATAAACCGTCGTAATATAGCCGTACTGCCCTAAGACTTTCCGGACGAAGTTACAGAACATATCTCCCAGCATCTGAGGATCTATCTCTATCTGGTTGCCCGACTCATCCTTGCATCGAATCCACTCCGATGCAAGCGCCACCACATTGTGGTAACTTCTTGTAATGGCGGTAGCCGTGAACGAATGCCCCGATCCGCTGCCACCGAAGTCAATCCCCAGATTGATCTCCATGAGGTCCGTCGGTTTGCCCTGGATCCGGAATGTTCCGATTCCCGCAGTGATATCATCCGCAAAGCGTCGGTAAATCAGACCGGTTGCTACTACACGCATTCCCTTGATGTCACGAAGAAACCAAATCGAATTGACATCATACCGGCTTTCTATCTCATGCAGACGCTCCGGCGTGATGTTGATGTTATCGTAGATGGTACAGTGCATGTAGTTGTATCCACCAGGGAACTCCCCCGCTTCCTGCTGCTTCTGGTAGCGGTCGATGTATTCTGAATAGATAGCCGCCCGCGGGTTGTCCGGATTTAAGTCCCAAAATACTTTTAAGCGTTTCGCCGCCAGCTGACGGTTAAACGCCTCTTTGATGGTCTTGTCATGGTGCAGGTTGATCTCCGTGGCAATCCACATTCCGTAAGAGTTGCCTCGAATCTTCTTATAACTGTCTTCCTTGCCGCCACCTGCGAAGATAACAATCTTCTGCTGCCAGCTCGTCGAAGGTCCCTTTACAAACAGAGCTTCATTATCTTTGTATTTTCCCCAGTGGCATTGTCCCCGAAAAATCCATTCCAGTCCCAGACCATTGCAGTCTCCGATGTTCAGCTTTGCATTGCCGACCGTTGAACCGGTTGCCAGGTGGATTCGATCCGGAGTTGTTTTTAACTCATGCGCAAACGCAAAGATATTGTCCACCGTCTTGCCTGCTCGAACTGCGCCCTCTGCCACATTATAGGAGCACTGCTGACACCGCCGGATGTATTCCTTGTGTTTCTCTGAGAAGTGAAACTCTATGGTTTTCTTTTTGACTACCTTACCCGCCATAAATCTCGCCCTCTATCTCATCCAGATCCTCTATCTCCTGCCCCTGTCCGGTTATTTTATCGGTCTGGGCTTTCAGATGCTCCATTCGGCTCTTCTGTTCGGGTGTGGCTAAGTCCATATGCGCCGCCAGCCATTCCAGCGCTTTCATCCGGTCCGCCAGCTTGATACTGACTCCGTCTCTGCCCTGCTTTACTTCCGTGACGATCGTACCATCAACCTCTCCAGACTCCCGGAAGCGAACTGTATTGACGACTTTGGTAACTGGAATCTTCTTTCCTGTCTCCTCGTCCTCCTGCAGTACCGGACCGAACGCGCCCATAACCTGAACCTCTTCTCGCCCAAACTCCACATAATCTGTGATGTCAGCAAAGGCAATATCCATGTATTTCTGGAAGATATCACTCTCGTCCAGAAGCTCACGGTTAAGGCGGGCTTGTTTCAACCTCTGAATCTCTGCTATTATTGCAGTATTTTGCAGTAGGGCATAGCCGTTTGACCCTGCCGTTTCATAGCTGCAACCATACGCTTTCTGATATGCCTTCGTCGCATTGAAGCATCGAACATAGTGCAAACAAAAAAGCTGCTGCTTGTCAGTCAGATTCGGGTTCTCTATAACCCGCTCCACTTCCTCAGCAACTGCTTTCTTTACTCTTTCCGAGCGTTCGTTCTTCTTTTTCGAACGTTCACTTTTCTTTTCCGAACGTTCGCCATCCCATCCATAGGTATGTTTCCACCGGCGGACGGTGCCTTCTGGCACTCCCAGCTGCGCCGATATCTCAACCAGCTTTTTACCCTGCTGATATAATTCTTTCGCCTGATCTACTCTGGCATCCGGCGCTCTGGCCATGCACCACCACCTCTCATTTCTCTAAGTTTTATGTAACCAAATACGATCCCGCCGGCACCATACAAGACAGCCGACTGCTGCCTTCTCGCAGGAGGTGGGCTGGTGCCGTGCGCGCCGTATGATAATAGGCAGAAGAAAAGCACCCATCTTGCGACAGGTGCCATCTCGAAAGGATATTTTATTATGTCTAACACAAGTAGACCGGCATGCTGCCCGCTCAACATGCCAAATCGGAACGGAAGGACTTGAACCCTCGACCCACCGGATATAAGCCGGCCACTCTACCAACTGAGCTACGTTCCAGGGGGTTCCCCGCCGGGACCATCTTCCAGCGGGGTTGAAGTACATACGGAGGATTTTTCCGTCATCGTGAACCGTCCACATTCGCCGTCACACGAATGCTTAATACCATACTACTACTTTTATAGCGAACACGACCGAACATTTTTATTTTTCTTCAAAAAATCGGGAATTTCTCATCCGGCATCCATCTTCCGTATATTTAACCCGACGTTTTGGAAACATCCGGTTCAGTCGATAGGCTACTTGAATCCATGTCAATCCCTCCAGATAATAGAAGCGGAACATAATTCTCAAATCAGGCTTTTTAATCGCCTCTATGTACTCCTCTGCCTTTGTCGTTAATTCCAGAAGCTCCGCTTCCTTGGCTGTCAGAAGCTTCCGGTAGCGTTCCGCCGCCCGCTTCTTTCTATACAGCATCGGATCTGGAAAACCATTGACCTTGATCGGGCCTATCGTTAAATCCGCCCTGCTCCCTTTTACGGTGTCCGCCACAATCGGCGGGTTTTCCAGGAACTTGTCCAGTTCCCGGATGCGTCTTCTAATATCTTTTATCTCTTCCATGACTTCGCAATACTGCAGCAGCACCTTTTTCTCCAACGGTACCACCTCCCTCTATTTTACTTCACAAGCCTTCAATGCCTATCACTTCCCTTATTTCTGGCATTCTGCCATTATTTTATCATGGTGGGGCGGGAGGGGTTCTCTGCACGTTTGGATTTTTGGGGATCGAAAAAGGCTGCCGCACATTAATACGACAGCCCCGATATTAAAGATGCATATGCTTTTGTTAATTCTACAGGCGCTGATTGCTCTCATTTCACCTCATCGAGCTTAAAATAAATGAAAAGAGCCACGCAGTGGCGGCCCCATTTACTAAATCTACTACTATTTTT